CAAAGCCAATCTGTCTGGTGATTTTGAAGTGCTGACTGACAGCACCTCACTGACACCTGGCAAGATCACTGCTGACAAGCAAGTCGGCGTCATCCTGCACCGTGGTCGTGCCTTTGAGTCACGCGATCTTGCAGCACTTGCTGCTGGCGCTGACCCCATGGCTGCTATCGGCGCCAAGATCGCTGATTACGTTGCCAACCAACGTCAAAAGGATCTGCTGTCCTGCCTTGCTGGTGTTTTTGGCACCCTCGGCACTACTAGCGCATCTGCCGCTTTCTTTGGTCTAACCATCGACGGCGAATCTGGCGACACCCCTACGGTGTTGAGCCCACGTCATGTTGCGGAAGCCCGCAGCCTGCTGGGTGATCAAGGCGACAAGCTGGCTGCTGTTGCCATGCACTCCAAGGTCTACTACGACCTGGTTGAGCGCAAGGCGATTGATTATGTCAGCACCCTTGATGCACGCGGCACTACTACCACCCAATCAGGCGGCAGCATCTCTGGCGCATACGGCGGCGACAACTCCGTGCCTACCTACATGGGTCTGCGCGTAATCGTCTCTGACGATGTGCAAACTGAAGGCAGCGGCAGCTCCACCGAGTATGCCACTTACTTCTTCACCCAAGGCGCTGTTGCCTCTGGTGAGCAGATGGGGATGCAGACTGAAACCGACCGTGACATCCTCGCCAAGAGCGATGCCATGTCGATTGACCTTCACTACTGCTACCACCCCGTTGGCAGCAAGTGGACGGTTGGCACTCCTAACCCGACTCGCGCCGCACTGGCAACAGTTGGTAACTGGTCGAAGGTGTACGAACTCAAGAACCTTGGGATCGTGCGGGCTACAAACACCTCTAACTTCGATTGAGGTAACTAATCATGGCTTCTATCTTTGAAACCGTAGCCGGCAATGCGATCGGCTACCCAGTTGGGCTTGGTGGCGCTGTCACCCAAGCAACTAGCAAAAGCACTGGTGTAACCCTGAACTTCCCTTCAGGATCAATCACCATGAACGCTGCTGCTTTGGCTGATGCTACAAACGTTTCTTTCACCGTCACAAACAGCTCTATAGCTGCAACCGATGTTGTGATCGTTAACCATGCGTCAGCCGGCACTGCTGGCGCGTATTCCGTTCTGGCCAATGCGGTCGCGGCGGGATCGTTTGCAGTCACAGTGCGCAACGTATCTGGTGGCTCGCTAAGCCAAGCAATTGTGCTTAGCTTTGTAGTCATCAAGGGCGCTGCTAGCTAATGGGACTGTTCGCCTTCCGGCGACTGCGTGATCGGGAGGCTGCTTCTGCGGAGGCGGCCTCTCTTTCTATTGCAGAGCCTAAACTAATACCAACGGAGCCGGACAATGGCAGTAGTGATCGTGGCCACAGTAGGGGCCGCAAACGCAAACTCGTACCTGACGCTAGCGGATGCGCAAGCGATAGTTGATGGCTTTGTCGAGGATGATGATGTACAGCATTGGAACACCGGCAACACCGACAGCCGCAACCGTGCATTGTTTACGGCAACGCAACGATTAGACCGCGAGCGGTTCTTAGGCGCAAGGGCTACTGATACGCAATCATTGCAGTGGCCGCGTACTGGCGTGCGCAAGCCTGACACCTACATCAATACCTATGCGGTTGGGTTTCCGTTCAGGATCACAACTGACTATTTTACCGACACCGAAGTCCCAACGCAAATCAAGTATGCGCAGACCGTGCTGGCAGTGTTCCTGCACAACAACACTGATGCGCTAGGGCTTAGCGGATTGGAGGATTACAAGAATGTCAAGATCGGCAGCCTTGACGTAACGCCTAACGTTGGCTATGGCGCAGTTGGCGCTGACAAGGTGCCACCGCTAATGGAGCGCTACCTGACAGGCCTTAGAATAAGTGGACCAGGTAACTTTGCAATCCGCCGGAGCTAATCATGCCTGATCTTATCTCTCCTGCCGGCGGTGACATCGGCCTACAGCGTAGGTCTGATGGCAGCTATGCAAGTCTTGTAGCAGGTGGCGCATACCGCACTACCGCCAGCATCACCCGCCCCTCTAACACCACCGCCTACACCGCAGGCGACGTAGTTGGGGACACGGGTGGCAGCGCAATTATCAGCCTGACCGCTGCTGGTCCCACTGCTGGCTTTGTCATCATCCAGAGCATCTCGCTGGTGTTCAGCGACAGCACAGTGCCATCTGGTATGGGTGCGTTTCGTTTGCACCTGTACAGCGCCTCGCCTACCGCCATCGCTGATAACGCAGCCTTCGACCTAGTGAGCGGCGAGCGTGACACCTACATGGGCTTCATCGACCTGCCAACACCTCAAGACCTAGGCAGCAGCCTTTACACCCAAGTCGACTATCCCGGTCGGCTGGTCAAGCTAGGTGCCGCCAGTACCACGCTCTTCGCTGAGCTTGAAACCCGTGGTGCCTACACCCCAGTTAGTGCCAGCACGGTAAGCATTCGCATGAATCTGCTGGAGGCTGGGCTCTGATGCGAGGCTCTGCAGCGTTCCGGGTAGCAGTAGCGCCTGGTGGTGCATTGGCCGGCCCATGGGTACAAAACTATCTGTGGACTGCTGCCCGCGCAGTGCCATCACTTGACCTGCGTTTTGCTGACAACAAGAGCCTGGTTGATGCAGTAACTGGCGCATCGCTGGTCACGTTCACCCGCGCTAGCTCCGGCACGTTTACGGATAGTGCTGGGTTGATCAAGACGGCAACCACCAACGAACCACGCTTCGATCACAACCCCACGACCGGCGAAAGCTTGGGGCTGCTGGTGGAGGAGCAGAGGACGAACTTGCTGGTGCGGAGTGAGGAGTTTGATAATGCAGGTTGGACTAAAGATAACGCAAGTATCACAACCAATACTACTACGGCTCCAGATGGCACTATTACTGCAGATACCTACTCAGGAACCAGCACAAGCGGTGTAAGACAGTCAGTCACGCTTACGTCTGGGACCGTATACACAATTAGTTTTTATGTGAAAAGTGCCGGGCTCGGCAATAATGGTTTTAGGCTAATCATAGACGGAACGCAACCATCTTCTAACTTTACTGCAACTTCTGATTGGCAACGTTTTACTTTTACTGCTACATCAGCCAACACTGGACTTAGAACTTGTGGAATTATTAGAAATTCATTAAATGCTGCCATAGATGTCTTTATTTGGGGCGCCCAACTAGAAGTCGGGGCCTTCCCCACCAGCTACATCCCCACCACCACCGCAACCGTCACCCGCGCCGCAGATGTGGCCAGCATTACCGGGACGAACTTTAGCTCCTGGTATCGGCAGGATGAGGGGACGTTTTTCTGGTCAGGGTCTACTTACGATACCCAGTATTCCAATCAAAATCCATTTAGGGTTACAGAAGGTACCAACCTTCGGGGCATTGGCGTTGGCTTGGATGCGAGAACAACTACAGATGACGCTTACTTCTCGACCCGCAACAATACTAATATTAGTAGCGTAAACTCTTCGTCTCCCTACGTTACAGTGACTAGTAATATACGAATTGCCGGAGCTTTTGGAACAGATATTGCTGCTTCATTCAACGGAAGCACACCTTTAGTCTCATCACCTGCCTATGTTTTTGGCACCGAAAACCAAATGGAAATCATGGGCAATAAAGCAATCTCAGGTACTGGTAACCAATACAACGGCCGTACACGCCGCCTCACCTTCTGGCCTCAGGCCCTGCCATCTCGCTTGCAGGCACTGACGCAATGACAAACCCATTAGACGGCAACACTACCCATGCCTCCCATGATTGAAGAACTGCTCACACCCCTGCCTTCCAACGGGCCATTTTTTAGATTCCCCGATGAAGTTACCGGCATGGCTGCCCTGGATGCTGCTGGCCTGCTCACCGAAGACGGCGACCCCCTCACTGCCAGCCACACCCATGCGCTGGATGTGGTGGGCCTCATCTCCATCGGTGGTGAATACGACGACGAGGGTGAAGTGATCACCCCGCCCACGTTGCTGGACGGCTGGCACATCAACTACGTCGGTGAGCTGCCGGATGGGTGGGAGGAGTATGTGGTCAGTCCTGAGCAGCCAGTGCGGGTGTTTGCGTCATGACGCTTGCTATTCCGCTACGCAAGGTTGCATCCAAGCTGATGGCACGATTTGGCGGTGAGGCCACCATCCGCCGTGTCACGCTTGGGGCCTACAACACCACCACCGGCACTGCTGCTGAAACCACCAGCGACACTGAGCTGCGCGGTGTGCTGGAAGATGTAAACCTGCGTGAAGTCAACGACCTGATTCAAGCTGGCGATAAGCGGTTGATTGTTGCAGCAGCAGATACTGCTGCGGTGCCTACGATGGCTGATCGTGTCATCATTAGTGGTCGCACATTACAGGTAATTGAGGTGCGCACTATCGAGCAAGATAATGAACCCATTACCTACGAGCTAATCCTGAGGGACTAATGGCACGCACTATCCGCGTTGGTGATATTGGCGACTACTGCAACCAGCAGATGGAAAAGCTGCTGCGCGCTGCGGTGCTGGAAACTGACAGTCTGCTCAAGCAAGCCAGCCCAGTTGACACAGGTAGGTTTCGCGCTAGCTGGCAGGTGGGTGAGAATGCAGCCGGGTCATACGATGCAGGCCCGCAGCAATCACCAAGTAATCCTGGCCGCGACAAGACCAGCCCACCTGCCGGACCGATGTTTCCGCTGCGCAAGATGAACTACCAGCAAGAGCGCATCGGCAACGTCTACTCAGTCCACAACAACCTGCCATATGCGGAGCCGCTAGCCAGGGGCACTAGCAAGCAAGCGCCTGGGGGCTGGGTGCAAGGCGCCGCCAAAGATGTCCAGGGCCGCGTCAGAATTGCAGCAGCCAAGATCGGCAGGGAATCATGAGCAGCACCTACAACGATGTCCGCGCTGCCATTGAAGGGCGCATTGCGACTGAGCTGGCGATAGCGCCTGTGTACCCAGTCAGCTATCAGAACGTACCATTTACGCCGCCTAACAACACGCCATGGCTGCAGGCGTTCATACGGTTTGGCGACAACAACTACGCTACGCTCACCAGCTTCAACCGGCAGAATGGCACGCTGGTGGTAAATGTCTTCACCCCTATCGGCGCTGGCGCTGCCGCTAATTTCACCATTGCAGAGCGCGTGAAAGATTTATTTGACCGCGCCAAGTTCAGCAGCATCATCTTTGACGCTGCGTCAGGCCCAGCGCAGGTAACGCCAGCAGCACCGCAGCCGTATTACCAAACGCAACTTACGGCAACTTTTGAGGCGTACCTAGACTAGGTACACTGTCACTAGCCACTACCGCTCACAACAATGGCCGTCACTGTCTTGTCCGGTACGTCCGGCGCTCTTTACTACAAGCCTGCCGGTACTAACGGCAACTTCCCTGAAACGGGCGTGAATGTCAGCACCGATGTCATCACTGTC